GCCTTGGGGCCCGCTCCGGGAATCTTCATGGTCGGCAAGTCAAACACCACGCGCAAACCGTTGTGATCCAGAACGCTGCAGGCGCCGGTCAAGCCCGGGTCTATAGAAACGATGGTCATGCCGCCACTCCCTTCACGGCTTCCACCACGGCCTTGTATTTCTCGGTCACCTCGGGGCCAACACCATGCACGCGCACCGCTGCGCCGTAGTCGCGCACTCGCTCCAAGATCACATCCTTGGGGTCAACGGGCTTGGCAACCTTCTGAAGGTTTTCATCCATGGCGGGGCTCCGGTAAAAGTCGATCGCGGCTATTGCCTGAAGGTGGTTTTGGCTGGCCTGTGCGTTGAAGACACCAAAGTCGATTCGCTTGGAGACCAGAGCGAAGGAGGCAACAGCGGGGGCGCTGGTGTTGGGGAGTTGAGTCATAGTTCCCGTCCCTTTGCCATTCGCACCGCCGAAGTCGGCACTTCCAAAGTGGCTGGCCAGCTGCTGAACCTGGTGTATTCGCCTTCGAAGAACAGGTTGATAAAGGCTGGCTCCCCATCCCTGACCTTTGCAAGGTGACCGCGTGTGTAGTTTTTCCACTCGTCGCCAAGATCAGGCTTGCGCCGAAAGGGACGGTCAAACAACAAGATCACGTCAGCGTCTTGCTCAATTGAACCGCTATCCGAAAGGTCCGAAACACGTGGCATAGGGTCGACTTCTTTGTCCACAGCACGGTTTATCTGTGCCAACCCAATCACGGCACAACCCAGCTCTTTGGCTAGCGACTTCAACCCACGACTGCCTTCTGCCAGTTGGTACGTGCGTGGCGCCTTAGAGTCGGTGCCTTTGAACAACTGAAGGTGGTCAACGATGATCAACCCAAGTTTTCCGCGCTTGCGATAAAGGGACCGTGCGCGAGCCCGGATTTGGTCAATCGTCATGCCGCCCTGATCGTTGATGTCGTAATGCATCTGTCGTGCGGCTTCGTTCGCGGCCGAAATTCGACTCCAGTCGAATTCGCTCAATTGCTCGGGATGATTCAGCTTGCTCAAGTGCACACCGCTCATGCCCGACAAAATGCGCCTACGCTGTTTTGCCTCGGCCATCTCCATGGAAAACTCGCCAACCGGATAGCCAGCTTTGGCTACGTTGATACCGATCGTTTTGGACAGCGCTGACTTTCCATGCCCAGACCGGGCGCCGATGACAATGAAGTCCCCAGGTCGCATGCCGCCATCAAGGCGCCGGTCCAGTTCGTCCAACCCCGTGGCGATCACCTCATCCTTACCGCCGTCTATCAGGTGCCGAATGCGGTCCATGACTTTCGCCACGCCTTCATCCATCGCCGTCCACTCGTCTAGGCTGCCGGCACGGCGCGATTCGCTTATGGCAAGAAGTTGACCCTGGGCTTTATCAAGCAACTGCTCGACGGTCGAGCCCTGGGGATTGAATGCCTGCGTAGAGATTTCATCGCTCACCGCAATCAGCTTGCGCAATACCGAGCGCTCTCGGATGGTTTCCGCATACCGACGAATATTCGCAGCGCTGGGCACGTACTGGGCCATCGAGTTGAGGTAACTCAACCCGCCGGCGTCACTGTCCTGGCCAAGCTTTTGCAAGTGCGAAAACACCGTCACAACGTCAGCCTCTTTGTTGGCGTTGATCATCGCTCCAAGGGCAGAAAAAATCAGTCTGTGCTCGTGCCGGTAGAAATCGGAATCGATAAGGATGTCGCCAATGCGGTCCCAAGCTCCGTTGTCCAGCATCAGCGCCCCGAGTACCGCCGATTCAGACACAGTGCTGTGTGGCGGAATGCGTAGAGCGGACAGGCCTTCAGGGTCAATAAATTCGGCGCGGGCGTTCATGCGGCTTCCTTCGTTTTTTCGATTACTTGCTTCATGCCCCGGTCGGTCAGGAGGAAGTCGATATCGCATTTCCAGTCCGCGTGTTCACCGCTGCGATGCGTACGACCCATCAGAAAATCGTTGTGAGTGGCGCGCTCAAAGTAGTCGCGGAACCAAGCCAAGGCTTCCTCGGCGTTGGTCGCTCGCGCCGTGTTGTCCGACTTCTTGCTGGTCAAAACCCACTCCCATGTCTTGCGAATTGCCTTCACGCGGTCTTTGGTGTGCAACCTGACCTTTGGCAAGTTGGGGAGTATTTCGTGATACAGATCAATCACAGCCTGCGTTTGGCAGGTCGGCAGCTTGGCTGCTGACGAAGCCGAAGGCTTTCCTGCTCCTGCTCCTGCTCCTGTTCCTGTTCCTGTTCCTGTTCCTGTTCTTGGCTTCGAAGGGGCATCCAAGGGGCTTGCATTCATAGGTTGAAGCCCCTTATTCTTTTGAACAAAATTTCTCTTTTCAGCCAGGTGGAAATGCCCTGCGTAGTAGTCGAAGAAGGGTCCTATGAACGGCACATTTGGCAATGCGCTGTAGTCCTTCTGAACACCCTTGCATCGCTTGTCTGTAGCAAGGAGATCGCAGCCAATTTGATACCCAGCCATCTCAAAAACCCACACCCATTTGCTGGCCGGGTCATAGTCGCAAAATCCGACTTCAATGCAATGCTGAAGCCCCATCGAAGCCCCTTCTGGAGTAAGACCGGTTTCTTCGGCCATATACAGAATCGGCTGGTAATACAGGCCAAGCATGTTGGAGTGCGGCGAAGTCATCAGATACATGGCAACGATTACTGCTTCGGAGCCCCTTCGTGCCAATTCCTGACCTGTCTCGCCCGTCCAGAACTTTGGGCTTACCTTCGCGTAATCACGCATTCAGCGCCCTCCCTTGTGTAGCCTTATCAGCTTCGCCAGACGCAATGAAGAAGCAACCACCACCCTGCTCACCCACTTCAATGCGCAGCGCGCGGCGGTCCTTGATCGCGGCTTCCATGGCTTGGTGGTGGGTCACGGCTTCAGTGCGATTGCCATAGACCATGGCAAGCTCCATCTGCTTGCCTGCAAGCCGGGCCCGCAAGTCCAGGATCTCGTCTAGGAGTGTTTGTGTGGGGGTCATGCTGCGATTCCTTCTTCAAGACCTCCGAAGTCGAACAGGCTCGGCATGCTGGCCTCGCGCTCCGCGGCGCGAAGGTAGTGCAACTGATCTTCAAAGTAGGCACCGTTTAGTTCGCTGCCAGCAGCACTCCGCCCCGCTTTAATGGCGCGCACGCCAACCGTTCCGAGTCCATGGAACGGGTCATAGATGACTTCGCCGCGGTTGCTCCAGCGTTCAATCGCACGATCCACGATGTCGAACTGCAAAGGACAAACATGCTTTTCAACGGCGCGATTCGACTGCTCACCATTGAGCGTGCGCATGCGGTTGATATCTGTCCATACCAAGGGACTGGGGCTGCCAGGCTGCAGGCATGCAAACTCCTTGGAGAGCTTGTCCCGTTCGGACAAGATATTGCCCACGGCGACATGCTGGTCGTAGTTGTAGACACGGCGCAGGCTGTCCTCGGTGAAGAACTTGGCCAGCTTGGCCGGGCCCATGGCAGCCAGTTCCTCGGCTGTCAGTAGACGGTTGCCATTGGAGCGCCAGTAGTCGTGTGCATCAATCTGCCAACGGCCCAGGCTGTATTCGTCCTTGGAGTGCGTGACCGGAACATCGGCGTACCCCTTGGACGTATCGGTCTGCGGCTTGAAGAACACCAGCAGGTACTCGCTGCAGCCGGTGCCCATCTTCGTGCTGTCCTTGGTCATCTCGGTGTAGCTGAGACGGTATGTCTGGTTGTTCTCGCGCACCACATCGGTGGTGATGGTGGGCATGCAGAGCTTCTGGAAACCGTGCTTTCGCAAATGCATCACGGCTTCCTCATGGAAGGTGTCCATGCTCGGCCTGCCAAGGCCGGTGACGCTACCGAACAGCACGCGGTCCTTCACATGGATACAGGCAATGCGGCCCGGCTTGAGGATCCGGAAGAGCTCGGGTGTCAGGTAATCCATCTGTGCCCAGAAGTGCTCATTACCGTCGGTGTGGCCGAAGTCGTTGTAGCTGGGCGTGTATTCGTAATGGTTGGCAAATGGGATCGAGGTAATGATCTGGTCGACCGAGTTGTCAGGCCACTCCCTGGCCTCCAGCACGCAGTCGTTATGCGCTACCTCAAACAGATCGCCCTTGACCACGCGCCGGGTGACGCCGATGGTCCTGGCCAGCCGGTCCTGCATGCAGAGGTGGTCCAGACCATATTCGCGCACCAGGGCGGCCATAAGGTCCTGCTGCTGGTCATGACGGCGCCACTTGGCCTGAAGGTTCGCAACCCGCTCGCGCTCTGCCTCAGTGTGGATGATGTCTATGCGCACACGCTCGGTCTGACCAAAGCGCGCCAGGCGGTGGATGGCCTGGATGAAATCATTGAACTTGTCGGTAATGCCCGAGAAGATCGCTCGGTGACAGTGGCGCTGCCAGTTGGTGCCGCTACCGGCCAAGACAGGCTTGGTGCTGATGATCTGCGAGCGGCCGTACTTGAAATCGGCCATGCGCTCTTCGCGCTCTTCCAATTCCTGCGAGCCGTAGACACTCACCGCGTGGGGGATTGCCTTCTGGATGGCTTCGCGCTCGGTTTCCAAATCATGCCAGATAACAAAGTGGGCATCAGGTTCTTCCTGCACCAACTCCACCACCTTATCCACGCGGGCATCCAGGCTTTCGCGCTTCTCACGCGCTGCAGCTGGCAGGCTCATGGCCGTGTTCTGGATCAAGAGCCCCTGACCTATCTTGTCAGTACCGGCCTTGCCGTAGTCGCTCGGGATCTCATGCCAGCGCACGTCGAGGTCGGGAAGAATGTAGCCGGTGTCATCGTGGCCCAGATCGCTTGGCTTCTGGATGATCACTGCCCAGCTGGCCACCCACATCCAAAATTCTTGCTCCTTGTGCGGGTAGAGCGTGAGGTTCCCAGCCTTCTGGCTATCGCGTTGAAAGAACCGGGTCAGTGCCTGCCCGGTATCCATCACACCCAGGAAGCCCGCGTAGTGGATCAGTTCCTTGTAGCGGTTCGGATCCGGCGTGGCCGTGTAGACCGACTTGAACTCCACACCAGAAAACGCCGGCAGGAACTCCTGATATGTCTTACTCCCGTAGCTACGCAAGACGCTCGCTTCATCCAGGCCAGCGGCGCGGAAGCGGGCGGGCGTGACATTGCCTTCCCGCACTGCTTCATAGTTCGTCATGTAGATGGTGCTGGGATCGTCAATTTCGCTGTCACGGCGGATGAAGCGCAAGTTGATCGCGCAGTCACCGGTGAAGCGCTCTGCAGCCTCATCGAAGAATTCCTGGCGCACGCCCAATGGCATGACTGCTAGACGGTAGGCATCGGGGTGGCGCACTCCGATCTGACGATGGAATTCAAGATGGGTGGCAGTCTTGTGCAATCCGAAGCTGGCAAAGCATGCCCGGTTTCCACCCTTGACCATCCACCGCACGATGTCGCGTGTATGGGGTTTCAGAGCGGGGTTGATCTGCTCAAGTGGAACCTCAAACCCGGTAAAGCTGGCCAGCTTGATCTTCTGGCGCAGGAAGTCTTCGTAAGAGGTCATGCGGCTGCCCTCATCACAAACTGCATTTCCTCTGCGCAGGTCAACTGCATGTTCATGTTGTGCCATTGGGCAATGGCCGTATTGCCGCAGACAAACTGGAAGGCTTTCTCGTTTTTGCTGGGAAGATCCCGCTGACCATCGCCGTCCCTTAGGTAGCCAGAAACGTGCGGCGCATACAGGCCAGCCTCTGCAGCAAGCTGTGCCTGCGTCATGTACTTGACTCGGCGAAGCTGCCAGCACAGCTTCACGGCGTCCCTATACGTCTTGCATTGACGAACCAACGTGGGGTCTACAACACTGGGCGCGTCAAGGCGTCCAAGTAGGCGTAGGTATATTTGTTCCATGGGTGCCTCCATGTGGTGAATAGAAAAATACGATGGGATTACCAGTTGCATTACCAGTTGAAGCTGGCCAAAACTGAGGGCATGACGAATCCTGAAATCAAAGCCTTTTTGGTGTGCCCGTCCTGCCTTGATGCCGCAGGAGGCACCCCGCGACAGAGCGCGGCATTGGGACACACCAAGAAAACCACGACGGGCTGGGTGAGCGTTTACGAAGCTGCTCGACATGGCCTAGCCCAAATAAAGAAGCGCAAACAAGCCAGTGCAGACCAACATCCCGGTAGCAATGCACATGTGCATAAAGATGCGGCTTGTCAGAAGTGGCCTACTCGTCAGGGCAGCAACAAAGAACGCGAGCTGAGTAGTGAAGCAACCGTCGGCAATGCTGGCCATCAGGATGAAGATGGTTTGGGCCACGGGTCAGGCTCCCTGCTCTGCTGGAGCTGGGGAGGCTACGAGGTATTGGCACAATTGGGCCATGACCCCCAGACCCATACGGATAGAGGATGCAATCCACGGCTTGATGGCCGTGAGCAAGCGCACTGTGATGCTCATTGCATAGCTCCCTGTGGCACTGGTGCACGTTGTCCTGGTGCTGATTGCGCTGTGCTTGTTGTGGTGGTTTCAGGTGACGCCGCAGGAAATACGAGCGTTGGTCGTGTCGTTTCAGCATCAAGAGCCGATAGCCACCATTGCCGGAACTGTTGGGCTGCTTGGCGTGTCAGCCGGGGCTGCTGTGTGGGCCTACGCCAAATGCTGGCAATGGCTGCTGCAGCGGCTTGCATCAAAGTACGTTCTGAATATCGAGTAGACATATCAAACGCTCCCGGCTTCCGCGCTTT